AGAGAGGGAGGATTCGCGCGCCGGTTTGCGACCATCGCCCTGACCTTCGGACCCTCCCCCTCCCGCCGTCATGTCGCGCCGGGGTGGGCTGCGTCAACGGGCCAGCCGTCTTCACCGATCTCGGTGCTGAACCCTCTTGCCTCTTCGGATTGTATCACACCTGAGTGGCATGACCAGCACACGGCTTGCAGGTTTGCCGGATCGTGGAACAGGTCTAGGTCGCCTTTGTGCGGCTTGATGTGGTGGATCACTGCCGACTGGGGCTGTGTCTTTCCGCGCTTCAGGTGGCATCCGCACCGCTGGCAGGTGAACAGGTCACGCAGTAAGACCTGCTCGCGCAGGTGCCGCCAGTGCTTTGTCTGGTAGAGTTTGCGGTAGGCTTGCGCCTCTGGCGTGCGCCACTTGTCCATTGCGTCTCCTGTGTGCGCAGGCCCCGAGCGGAAAAGGTCGCCTGAAACCCGGTCCTGCGCCACGGTGTTTAGGGGCGAAATGTTGACTGCGACCTCCCCGCGAACGCTCCGCTACGCGCCAGCCTTTGCCCGCTGGTCAGGGTGACTGCTCTCAGGAGGTATGCCGCTTTCTCCTCGACGTTGACGCGCTTCGACGCCGAGTTGCTTACAGCACACCGCCAGAGAGCGGGTTTGCAGCGCGCCGACTTGGACTGTGGCGCAGTTTCGGTAGCACGCGACCAACTGCGAGAACCACCGGAGCGGCTATGTCAGTTGATGTTGCGTTGCGACGCGCTGCAATTCTGTTTCGCATGTGGCTGGCGCTAGATCAAGGTGTTTCTCGCTGCTGCCGGATAATCTGAGCCTCCTGCTCGATCACGTCATGGACAAGGCGAGCCGGGTGGCCCTTGGCTATCTCGACGCGCACCCACTGTTGCAGGCTCATGCGGACGGCCTGTGCGCTTGCGTCGGGGGTGGTGTCGTGGGTCATTGCATCACCTCGGATATGGTTGGCAGGCACCCGTCCGTGTCTTGGTTTCGGGGTGCCTGCCGGGTATCCCTGCCGTGGTCAAAAAACGGTTGCGCGGTTAAGCGGCCCCACGGCGGGGAATGGGGTTATTCTGCGGCGAACAGGTCTCCGACCATGCGCTCTGCATCTTTCAGGTTGGCGTCCGCTTGCGCGGCATATTCAGGCTTGAGTTCGAAGCCGATGTAGCGGCGAGCCATTTTGACCGCCTCATATCCAGTCGAGCCGATACCGTTGAACGGGTCCATCACCACATCACCGGGGCGAGTGTAGAGGCGCAGGCATCTGGCGATAACGTCAAGCTGGAGCGGGCAGACGTGTTTTTCGTCGTTCACGCCTTTCACGCGGCGAAGGACGTTGCCTTGCTGAATGTCCATCCAGACCGGGCTTGCCAGCTTCTGCCATTCGTAAACGTCAAACTCCGCGTCGGCCATGAGCGTGGCGAGAGCCTTGTCGTCTGGGACATCTGCGCAAAGCCCGTTGCGGCGGAGGTCTTCAAGCCATTCTCTAGCTACGTTGATAGCCGTTTTATCGTCACCGGGCGCGGCATGACTGATCGGCCTGTCGTTCGGCGCGTCCTTTCGGAAGAACAGCATATAGTCGGGCATCCCGACGCGGTTCATGGCGCTGTCTTTCCTGATCTGCTTATACAGCAAGCCCACGGCTTTCGTGCGCTGCATCTCGACTACGGGGTCTTTCCAGATCGTTGCTCGGCCATGATAGATTAGGCCAGCATCTGTGTGGGCTTTGATGAGGTCGCCTGAGAAATCTTGCAGCCCGATAGCGCCGTGCTTTCCCTTTCGCATGGGCAGGTCGGTGCAATGGACGCAGGCGATGCGACCGGGACGCAGAACGCGGGTAAGGGCTTCTGCGAAGAACTTGTATTGATCCATGAAGGATTGGCCTTCGCCAGCGTTGCCAAGATCGCGTTCACTGTCGCTGTAGACGAACAGGTCGCCGAAAGGCGGGGAGAAGATTGCGCAGTCAACGCTATTTTCGGGCATGGCATGCATGCCTTCGATGCAGTCTGAGTTATGGATCGCCCACCAGTCGCCCTGATATTCTGGTTGTTTCATGTGTCACTCTCCTTTTAGCCATGCGGGGAAGGCCAGATCGAGCGGTCGATCGTATACCGTCCGCACGCGGCCCATGTTCTGCGCCTTGTTCATTGCCTCGGACATGCGGGCTTTCATCTCGTCATGCTTGCGCCCTTTGACGTTGATCGCCTGCCAGATCACGTCTTCTGTGTCAGCGATGACGATATCGTTTCGCACGCGCTCGGTCTGTCCGAAGCGATGTGACCGGCGCACGGCCTGATAGTGCTGCTCATAGCTGAAGCTGATCGAGGCAAAAACGGCATGGGCGCAATGCTGCCAGTTGACCCCGAACCCGGCCAGCTTTGCTTTGGTGACGATGACGCGGAAGTCACCGTCAGCGAAGCCTAGCAGGCGGCGTTCCTTTTCTTCGGGCGTCATGTCTCCGCGCACCTCTACCGCGCCGTCAATCATGCTTGTCAGCATTGTGCTTTCGTCGTTGGTCTCGCACCAGACCGTGACGGGTTTGTCATGGCTGGCCAGTTCTGCGGCGCGTTCGCAGCGTTCGGTGATCGTCAGTCGCTTTTCTGCGTGGAAGCTGGTTGCGCTCATTTCTGGGATGCGGAACAGCATACCTTGATCTACGTTCTGCATCCTGTCGGCTGCGACCGTGTGGATGTGGCGATCAATCTCGGGCAGGACGTATCCCGTGTCATCTCCGCCAAGGTCGCTGGGCAGTGTTGCGCAGCGTGACCACGACGCGACCCATTGCCAGAAGTCTTCTACCGCGTGGCCTTTCAGCCTCCAATCTTGCGATGCGGTAGATGTATCGTTGATGAACCATTGCGACAGCATTTCTTGTTGCCGCATGACGCCTAGAAACTCGGCGTGGTTTCCCAGTTCCATGTGATCGTTTGGCGAAGGGGTCGCGGTTGCGGCCAGCTTGAAGCGGGTTTCTTCGAACGCTGACATAAGCCTGTTACGGGTCTGGCCTGCGAAAGACTTGAGGATGCTGCTTTCGTCGAGCACGACGCCGCCGAATGCTTGCGGGTCCAGCTTGGGCAGGCGTTCATAGTTTGCGACCATGACGCCTTGGCCTACGTCCGATTCCTCTTTGACCTGTCGCGCGTCGATGCCGAACTTCTGGCCTTCGCGGATCATCTGACCGGCGACCGCAAGGGGGGTCAGGATCAGGACTGGCTTCCCGGTTTCCTCGGAAACTTGGCGCGCCCATTCCAATTCCGACAGCGACTTGCCGAGGCCGGTGTCGAGGAACAGGGCGGCTGATCCGCGTTCCAGCGCGAACTCTACGGCCACGCTCTGGTGATGTTTCATGTGGGCGTTGAGCGATGCGGGCTTGAAGCCTTGCATCTGCGCCGTCTTGTTTTTTGAGGCAATGAAAGCCCGATATTCTTCGAGGCTGCTCACAACGGTCTCCTTTCCGTTTACTCCAATGTGATGCGCGGCCTGCCGGTGGAGTGTCCGGTGTTCGGTAGCTAGCCTAGGCCGCGCCTTGTGTTGATACGCAGTTACTTTGCGCCACGCAAGGGGGTCATTGCCATTCTCTCCTGACAAGCCAGTGGTCGCCGATCAGTGGGATCGGCATGTATCCCTTGCCGCGCAGCCACTCGGCGCAGGCGCGCTTGGCGGCGAGCGGCGTGTGCGGCTTCCAGCGGATGCTGTGGGGCCTCATTCTGCGGCCTCATAGAGCTTACCGCCAATGGCTGACTTGCCGACGACGCGGATGCGCTTTTGCCTGAGTAGTAGGGCGCATGTGCGGCGGGCGTAGCTGTCGGACATGCCGTAGCGGTCTTGCAAGGCGCGTGTGGTCAGCGGCGGGTGGTTGCGTGCGAGGAACATCGCTCGGGCTGCGGCTTTCTCGGCGGGCGTCTCTGCGGCGCGCTTGGCGAGGGCTGCGGCTGCGCCTTGCCTGCCGTTCTCCTGCCTGACCTCTTGCAGGCTAGCGCTGGGCGGGGCTGATCGCTTGTGTCCCTCGGACTTGGCGAGGTGCGCCCAGCGCAGGGCCAATACGCCTTCAAGGCGTGCCGGAATTATTGCAGCGTCGGGGATAGATTGCTCTGTCATTTTCTTTCTCCTGATTAAAACGAAATGGGGTCGCCGCCTGATTCGAACCAGCTATTCGGCAGCGTCTTCTTTTCCGGCTTTGCATTTATTGCCTCAGAGCCGGGGAATTGAGATTTGACTTTCCCAACCAGCCCGCCTGCCGTGTCGTGAAACATCTGAAGCGCCAATGCGGCCTCGCGCATTGTGAAGATAACCAGATCGGGCCGCTGGGCTTTGACCTCCTGCCAGCGTCGGTTGTCTTCGATGATGGCGAAGCGGAAGCCGTCGAGATCATACTCCCACAGATTGCATGGCTCATGGCCTCGGGCTTGGGCTTCGGCGTCCATAGCGGCGAGCGCGCGGATGCCGATGGCCGCCAGCTTCGAGGCGGTCTCGGGGTCTGCGTTGTCGATGGCCTCGTTGAAGTCGCCCATCAGCTTTCCGTAGCGTGCGGCGGTCTCGACGCTGACCAGTTCCGGCAGGCGGTCGATGCCCCACTTCTTGTCCATGTCGTGCGCCGCCTTGTCGAAGGGCGCGATGGCGTAATCCGTCCGGCGTTCTTGGGGCGTCGAGGTGGGTGATACGATGCGGTCCTTGCGTCTCTTCACGGTCATTTTTCGGTCCTTTTTGATCGAGCCTTTGCGACCCTAAGCATGGGGTGAAGTCAGGCGGTGCGCCGCTGCTGCGCCACTGGCGTAGCAGCAGTGGCGCGCTCTGCGCCGCTGACTTTACCCTTTAGGGCGCATTCACCAGTGGCGCACCCCATATGCGCCACTGGTGCGCCACTGAAAAAATCCACTGGCGCACTCATTCGTCACCCCCAACCCGCCCTGTTGTCAGGACGCCCTTGCGGTCTTTCCGCTGGCTTGGCGAGTGATAATCGACCTCTTCGATCAGGCCGTTCTTGAGCCACTCGCGGAGGATCGTCTTGATCTGTCCGGGTGCTTTTTGGTGCTCAGGATTGTCGAACGCATAGTTTGCGATGACCGATCCGACCCATCTGTTTTTGTCCTGCGGTCGCAGGGAGAAGAGTTCGACGCCCTGCCCATCGGTCCCTGCCGCGATCTGGCGCAAGATGTCGTTGACGACTTGATCGGTCATGCCCTGCCACTCATCCGGGAGTTCGAACGGCACGGCCACGCCGATCCATTCGCCATTGTCGATCTGCACGCCGATCATCTTGCGGTAGAGTGCTTGTTCGGCGGGGGGCGCGAGATTGGATTTTCCATCGTCTATTCTAAAAACTGATTTTGCCTCGGCTGATGATATTCCAACTCGCTCGGCCTCTTCGCGACTAATTCGGTTCATTACGCGAGCGGCTCTAGCCGCGCCAATTAGTGAGCCTGCGCCTCGCACGCTGTCGATGGTTGCGTCTTCGCCGTTTCCTTTTCGGATGTGATGCACCAGACATATGGATGCATTTGTTTCTCGGGCTATTCTGCGGAATAGAGCGACCACGGCTTGTATGGCGGCGTTGCTGTTTTCGTTGACTAGGTGGGTTGAAATAAACGGATCGAAGATCACGACGCCAATGTTGTTTTCTTTTATTTTCCGGATCATGGCGTCGGCCATTGGATCGTTGATCTGGACGCCATCTCTGTTTTCCACGGCGAGGGTCAGGTCGATGGTGTCTTCGCCGTCCATGAACAGCTTGCCGCGCACCTCATCTGGCTTGATGCCGTAGTGCTTCATCGCGGCTAGTGTTCTCATCTGCATTTCGCTTCGCGGGTCTTCAAGGTTCACGATCCAGACGTTGCAGGGCTGTTTCACGTCTACGGTCAGGAGGGGTTTTCCTGTTGCGATGGCGAGGGCTTCTACGGTTGCGTTGGATGTCTTGCCGATGCCGCCTGCCGAGGCGACGACGCTGACGTATCCTCGAATGTAGTCGGTGCCATAAATCCACTCGCGCCGAGGCAGGGCCATTTCGTTGAAGTCGCTGAGAAGCGTGGGCCACTCGACCTGTGCGTCCTGCACGGGCGCGAAGGCGGGTTGCGGGTCTTCTGGTGTCCATCCTTTTTTGCGCGCGCCGTCGATGGCGACCTGCACCTCTCGTCTGGTTTGATCCACCGTGTATCCCGGCAGGGTCAGTGGGTCTGTCAGGCCGTGTATTTCGTCGTCTGACAGCCCCCTGCTGACGTAGGATGCGACAAGCCGGATGACGGCGTTGTGCCACTCACGGCCCTCTAGGGCTTGGATGCGGGTGCGCTCGCGGTCTAGTGGCGTGGGGCCTGTGTCGATCTCCAGACGCTCGGTTTTTGCGGCTGTCCGATCCCCGAACACGCGGCGCATCTGGTCGATGGTCACGGTCGGGTTGCTGTAGGTCTGGAGGCTGCACATCTCTTTGATGTAGCCGCGCGATTGTTTCTTGCTGTCCGGGTAGCTGACGGTTCCGGCCAGCCGCATGATGCGGGACGGATTGACGACTGTGCTGTCTGATCCGAAGTGTGCGGCTACGGTTTCTTGCATGGCTCGCCACTGGGCCATGTCGGTGCATGGCTGCTGCAATTCCCAGTAGGTATGAACGCGCGTGCCGGGTGTGCGGCCTGTGATGACGGCTGCGTTGACCTTGGGGCCGTCAAAGCGGCGGATATTGTCGGCTGCTCCATCGTCATCGCAGTCGGCCCATAGGAAAAATGCGGCCACGATGTCTGTGTCTTTGGCGCTGCCGGACACGTCATGGCGGATGGGGTTTCGGACGGAATAGATGTTGAAGCCGAGGTCGTTCATGCGCTCGGCCCAATCGACGGCTTCGTCGATCCAGTCGGGTGCGAACTTGGCGGTTTGGGGTTGTGCGCCTTCCTTGAACGCGCGCAACTCGAAGACGACGGGATCGGGGAGTTCCGACCAGCGCGCCGTCATGTATTCGAGGTCTTGGCGTATAGCCTCCGTTTGGGGCAAAAGAGCTTCGGCCACCACGTTTCCATTCCTTGAAATTGTTGATTGGTTGCCTGCCCCGAAGGGCAGGCATAGTGGCGTTAGCAGCCGCTCAGAAGCCGTATTCTTGGCTTGGTGCGGCGGCTGGTGCTGCCGGTGCCGGAGCGGGCGCAGGAGCCGGTGGAGCGGCGCTGGCAGGCTCTCCGGTGTCGATGGTGGTGCCGCCTTCCTTGAGGCAGTCAGGGCGGTCCACCCACTGCACGACGCTCAGGATGGGCGTGACGGTCGAGCCGCGCTTGAACTGCTCAAGTCGAGTGTCGGTCATCTTGACCAGAGGCAGCTTGCCTGCCGGTCCTTCGCGCAGGGCGGGGACCAGAGCAACAAAGGCGTTCCATGCGGCTGCGCCTGCCTGATCCCATGCGGCGGTTTTGCCTCCACCGATTGCAACGCGCATCTTGAAGCCTTTTTTCCAGCCGTCACCCGGCGAGGGCATCATGTGAGCGACGGTCTGGTTCATCTTCCACTCCGGTGCTTGTCCTGCGATGCCGTCGGAGTAGCACCAGCCGGTCTGCATGTTTTCGATGTCCAGCACGACGCCGTTCTGCTCGAAGCCGTCGAACTTAGATTTGCCGTCGCTGTCGCGCAGCATGAAAGAGCGGGGCGGCACAGCGCCGTCCTGCGTTCCGCGTGCGCTCCACTGGAGCCACGGGCCTTCCGAGCCGGTGTTTCCTGCGTCGAAGTTCGCAAATGCGTTCATTGGTTTAGTCCTTTGTCGGTTTGCCGTGATGTGCGGCAGTTGGAGCCGGGTTCCGCCCGGTCGGATGCGGCATTAGATGCCGAACATTTCGCGGCGGGCGTCTTCATCGCCCCGCCAGTAGAAACTAAATGGGTTCACCGGCACGCAGGCCAGCGCGTCTTCTGCGCTGTGTAGGTTCAGGAACCGCTCCATGCGGGCAATCTGGACCTTGGCGCGTGCGAGTATTTCTGCGGGGTCTCCGTCTTCGAGCCATGATGCTTTCTTGGCAGAGACGTAGAGGAACTTGACGGTCTGGTTTCCCGTGGCGGCGCTGTAGATCGCGCGCTGTAGCTGGTGGTCTGCTGACATGGTGGAGGGGATACGGTTCGTTGTTTTGAGGTCCACAATCAGCCCTTGGTCTGGATACGTCAAATCCAGAAAACCGATCACTGGGATGCTCCAGCCATCGAAGTTTGCATGTATCGTGATCTTGGCTTGTTCGTCGCCGCCTTGGGCTGGGACGCCCAGCGGCTTGAGTTCTTCGAGCGCGATGGCTGTCATGGGTTCGATCAGGTCGCGTTCTTTTGAGATGTCTTCATCCCCGAACTTAAACGTGTGGTCGAAGGTCTCTTGGGCGCGCGTGACGGCTTGATCGACCGGCGTGCCGGTGAGTGCCATGTGAACGGCGGTTTCTACGCACTGGCCGCGCCGGGGTGCTGGGCCGAACTCGCTTTTGAAGCCGTGCAGGTATTTGGCGACCCACATGTCTGGGGCGTTGGTCCAGAGGTTGATGCTGGACGCGGACAGGTGCGTGATGCCGTGTTTTGAAAAGCCGTTCATATTTCCTCCACGGTGACGACAGTTCCTGCTGGATGCCCCCACATTTTGATTGTTTGGATGTGTGAGACTTGCCCGTCGTCTGCGAAGGCGATGCGGTTCAGGCCGTCTAGGATTGCCTTTTGGATGTTGTCTAAGTCAGGCCGTTGCGTATGCGGTCGCTCGAGGTGTTCGGCGGTCTTTTTCTTGGACCATGACGCGGGCGTCTCGAAGGTGGCGACGATGGTCAGCTTTACCGGCCCGGTCAGGGGTTCTGGAAAGTGCGGCATTGCGATCTGGCCGACTGTGCGTTCGAAGCTGACGGTTTCTTGTGGCGTGAAGGCTCGGCCAGACCGGCGCGAGAAGCGCGGGCGCTGTTTGGCGAAGGGCTTGCCGGGTATGGTGAAGGTGACGGCCATCAGGACTGCTTGTTTCCAATCTCCCCCGCGATGGCGAGGTATCCGCAGGCGTCGATGAAGCTGTCTTCATGCGGGCCTTTACTTAAACGCGCTATCTTCAGGAGCGCGAGCATGTTCGCCACGTCCACGGGGTCGAGGCACTGCTGGCGCAGGTAGCTGTTCCAGAGGTTGCAGATGGTCTGCATACTTTCCTCGGGCGGGCCGTAGTTGTCTTGCCGTTCGCCGTTGATGAGTTCGGCGGCGCGGGCGAGTATCTGTTCGCGGGTCACTGGATGTTCCTTAGTGCTATTTCGGCGCGCGTGACGCGCTGTGCGGCGGCTTCGATCATCTCGGGGTCGGCTTGACGCTTGGCGCGCTCTAGGTCGCGTTCTGCGCGCGTGAGGGCGATGCAGGCGGCGAGGGTGCGATTGTTAGGTGCGGCCCGGTCAGGGAGAGAAACCGGGCCGCGACCCGCGCGAAGGGAGGACACGCGCGGGTGTTCGGTCATTCTTCTGTCTCCGCGATCTGGCACAGGAAATCGCAGGCCGGGACAAGCGGGTCAGTCGTCGGCCAGTCTTGGGGTATTTCGTCAATGAAGCGGCGTTCGTCGTGGATACGGCAAAGCCTAACGCCTAACTCACGCGACAGTTTTGACATGCGGTCAAAATGCTGAGGATGCGTTTTGCGGACAAGCGCCCAATAGTCTGGGCTAGTCGCCTTAACGCACGGGATGCAGTTGTTGTTCCGAAAGCCGAGGCGATACATCTCCGGGAGATCAACACCCTGCCGCTGCACCATCGCCAATACGGCCTCTTTTGTCAGTCCTGCGTCAATCAGTGGTGTGCGTATCTGCATCTCAAAATACGTCTCCCGAAGCCGATTGGCGCGGCGAACATCGTCTGCGTCGGCAGTGTATCCGAAAACGTGAATGTCATCGGGACGCTGGAACGCAAGACTTGGGGCAACTTTCAACTCGCCCGTGCAGCGCGCACCGTTGATGCCAGCAAGCCAGCGGGTTTTTTGCCATACATCCCACGTGTCAGAGTATTCATCGGATTGAAGCGTGGTCACGTTGTCGTTCATTACGCGACACCAGTCGCGCTCGAAGCGGTCGCTGTCAGGATGTTCCGCGTTTGTGGCGCAGTGAACAGCCACGCAGTCGGGCGCATCACGCTTGGTCAGTTGCCAAGCGATTGCCGATGCCGCACCACGTGAAAACCAGACAAGGGTGCGTGGAGAAGTCATGCCAGCACCCACCAGAGCGCGGCCAGCGCGCCCATCAGGAAGCCGGATGCGTAGGTGATGATGAAGCCGACAAGGCGCATGGCATCCCGGTCGGCGGGTTCGTCCATCTGGTGCATGTCAGGTCGGATCATGGCTCCATCCCTTTGAAGTTGAAGAGGGCTAGGGGCAAGGAAACCTGCCCCGTCATGTCGCAGAGGCCCGCATACCACTCGGCGGGCAGTCGCCCGTTTGCGAGGTGGTGCTGGATGACGCGCGTCTTGACGTTGAAGCGTTCCATGACGGCTTCGCGGCCCGCGCGCTCGATGATGTCTTGTGCTGTGTTCATGGGGGGTGACTATACAGGCGCAATTTGTTTTCGCAAGGGGTTGCCTGCGCAATTTGTTTGCGGTAGGTGTAGGGTGTAGCAACGGAGGAAGACATGACCACAATCAACTACGTTCGCGCCGAGATGGCCGCGCAGGAGATCGCCAGCCTATGCGCCATGATGCGCGCCTACCGCATCGCGCAGGACGCCGCGTCCGAGGACTACACGCATCAGCGGCTGGCTGAGTGTCTCGATCAGTTGAACGAGGCGCTGGTCGGAAAGGACGACGACGAATGAGCGACTACGGCATATACAAAGACGCCGAGGAAAAGGCGTATTTCGAGGCGATCGAAGCCAACCGCAAGCGGATGCTCAAGGCGCACCAGCCGCCGCCACTTGACCCGACGCGCCCGACGCCACGCCCTATCTACACGAAGGAAGCCACCTATGATCCGTGACCCCGGCGCACTGGCAATCGCAGGCATTGCCGTTTTCATCCTGACCGGCGCGGCGGTCTATCTGCCGTGGATCGTGGCGCTTGCGGAGGTGCTCAGATGACCGCCCGCCAGATCATCGAAGCCCGCCTCGGTCGCAAGCTGGCACCGACACGCAGCCTGCGCGACGACGAGCGCAAGGCAATCAAGCTGCTGGCCATGCAGCTTATCAAAGCCCGCGCAGAGAAAGGAAAGGCCGATGACTGACCGCAACCACACCCTGACCGACGAAAAGATCGAGCGTTATGGCCGCACCTTCTACCGCATCCGTCACGCCGATGGGCGCGAGGGGGGCTGGGCAGAGACGCTGGACAGCATACCACCAGGCAGCACTGCGGAGTTTTACGGCGATGCGCTTTGCTTTAAATGGGGCAAGTTCTGTGGCGGCGTGTTCTATGGCGGCAAGTTCTGGGGCGGCGAGTTCTACGGCGGCGATTTCCAAGACGGCGAGTTCTACGGCGGCACGTTCCAAGACGGCACGTTCCAAGACGGCAAGTTCTACGGCGGCGAGTTCTACGGCGGCGAGTTCTACACATCCCCGTGCTGCGCCCAACGCAGCGACGGCTACATGTTTGTCGCCAAATACGTCGATGATGATCTGCGTATTTGGGCGGGATGCCGCAACTTCTCGTGGGACGAGGCAGTCGCGCACTGGAATGACGACCATGAGCGCGGCGCAGAAAGCCAGCGCATCATTCACTTTCTGAAAGCGCAGGCCGAAGCCGAGCGTGATCGAGATGCAAAAAGGGAGAAGACCGATGACTGACCCGACCTACACCCCCGACGCGCAGGAGCGTTTGCGCACCTTCCTCGAAACGCATCAACTGCGCCATGACGTCGGCAGCGCGGAAAGCTGCTGCACCATGACCGCAATCAATATCGCCATGACCGGACGGGTCACGGATGAGACTCCTGACTGCATGTCGCTCGTCATCGGACGCTGGATCATCCCCGTGCAGGACGCGATGCCGTTGGACCGACTGAACGGCCCGCGCTGGCGCGAAGCAGTGCTGCGCGCGCCCGGCACTGGCCGCGATCCCGCCACGGAACAGGCGCGCGCCAAGATTGCGCTGGATTGGATGTGGGGCACGGTCCTGCCGCAGGTGCAGGCGCTGGCGGATGATCGCGGTTTTGGCGCTGAGTGGCGGCGCATGTGCGAGGATCAAACCGCAGAGGCGGCGAGGGCGGCGGCGGCGTGGGCGGAGGCGGCGGCGGCGGCGGCGGCGGCGGAGGCGGCGAGGGTGGAGGCGGCGTGGGCGGAGGCGGCGGCGGCGGCGGCGGCGGCGGAGGCGGCGTGGGCGGCGGCGAGGGCGGCGTGGGCGGAGGCGGCGGCGGCGTGGGCGGCGGCGAGGGCGGCGTGGGCGGTGGCTCTCAACAAAACCCCCGACTTCTGGGACGCAGTAAACCCCGAGAGCCTGCTGGTCCGCATGATCGACGCGCAGCCCGACCAACTGCCGGGGAGGGACGGGTGATGGCTGACAACGCTGCAGAGCCTTTCACTGACGCGGCCAAGGTCGAGACCTTTTTCAAGGACTTCAACCGGCTTCGGGAGGCTATTCGACGACATGACCCGGAGGCGACGGAAGCCGCATGGGATCGGTGTGAAAGATGGGTCACAGCAATGACACCCGATCCGAAGGAGACAGACAGATGAGCGACGAACAAGACAAACCGTGGCGCATGCCTGACGCCAAGCAGATGACATTCGACGAAATGGCCGCACGGGCGCAATACGAATGGGAGCGTGCAGAAGCCGCTGAAGCAGAAGCCGAGGTCTATGCAGCCGAACGCGACACCCTCACCGACCGCGTGGCGGAGTTGGAGGCGGCGCTTAACCGCTGGGAAACAGCGGCGGCAAAAGGGGCAATCCACACACGAAAAGACCTCGAAGACGCCGTGACCGCCGCGCTGGAAAAAGCCCCCGGCAATAAAGCCGAGGGCCAGTAAGCGCCGCGCGGATACAGGGCGGTGAAATCAGCAAGACGGCGCTGTCACATGCCAAGGTGCTCTACGTCGCGGATGATGTAAAGACTGCCCATCTCGCCGTCATCCAGCGTCAGGCGGTTTGACGGCAGGGCTATCCACCCTTGCGGCAGATCGGTGATGACCAGCGTCTCAGGGCCTTGGCCGATGTCCAGCCGCAGGCCCACGGTCATACCGCCGTTGTTCAGCCATCGCGGCGCGTAGGACGACTGCCGAGACGCGCTGTTGTAATAGTCCACCCGGTATTCGTCGCACTCAACGCCGCGAGGCAGGGCGCAGTCTAGGCTAAACTCGTCGGGTTCAGCCAACGCTGCGACGGGCTGAAGGGCGAGGATGAAGGCAAGGCGGGTCATTGGCAGGCCGCGTCATAGGCGGCGATAAGGTCCGCCCCTGTCGTCACCGATGCCTCGCCCCCATCTTCGAGTAGCGCGTCCGCATGAGCGTCAACCAGCGAGGCCAGCGCATCACACGTCCCCGCCTCACTGATCTCGATCCTGTCGAGACCGCAGGAACTCACGAGCGTCAGCGCCATTGTCGTGGCGAGTAGCTTCATCTGCCCTCTCCCGTGTTTCTCGGTAGGCTTTGTCTTGCGTGGCCTTCATCTGATTGACCGCGCTATTCCATCCAGTGCGCTCGCCCTTCACCCGGCCCCACAGTTGGCCGATGAAAGCGCCCCCCAGCGCGGCAAGGATTGCCAGCGCGGCTGCAATGATGTCGCTCATTCCGACCTCCCGGCGTATGCGCGCTCCAGCTTGGCCCGCACCCCGATCAGGCCGAGGCCGAGAAAGACCAGCGATGCGGGCGAGGCGTCAGCCGATCCGGCAAACATGGCCAGCAACCGCCCGAACTCGGTGACGCCGTAGCTGTCAGGCATGACCATTGCCGCGATGCCGGTCAGGACGGCCAAGACGCCAGACCACCACGTCAGCGATGCGGGGCGAAAGTAACTCATGCGTCACCTCTCAACCTTGCTAGAAGTCGGGCAAAGAGCGCAGCCAACCCCGTGGGCCGCTGTGCTGGCTCAGGAGCGACGATCTGGGGCTTCGGGCGCGAGGCTACCGTGTTGGGGCGAGGCGGCTGTGTGCGCTTTCCTGTGAGCCACTCAGACACCTTGAAGCACGGGCAACCCTTGGCTGTCGTGTAGTCGTTGTGGCCCTTGATGTGCTTAATCGCCGGATACCGTTCGCACAGGTCAGTGATAAGGCCGCGAAGGGCAGCGTCTTGCTCGGGCGTGAAGTGATCTGCAAAGTCGTCAGTCGCCAAGCCCCAAGGTCCATGCGGCCAGCGACCACCCACAAGGCAAATGCCTACGCTGCCGGTGTTGTGGCCTTTCACATGCGCGCCGGTCTTGTTGAGGTGCCGCCCGGTAGTGATGCTACCGTCGCGGTCGATGACGTAGTGATAACCAATGGCAGACCAACCGCGCTCCCGATGCCACCGATCAATCTCATCTCGCTTGGCTTTGACGCCTTTGCCCTTCATCCAGTCAGGCGGCGTGGCCGAGGCATGAATGATGATCGTGTCGAAGCGTCTCATGTCCCGACCCTAGCAATCAAAGCCTTTATGTCGTCGCGTATCTCGGCCAGCATCTTGTTGGTATCTTCGCGCGCCTCCTTGCTTGCCTCAAGATCTTCACGGCGCTGATTCCACAGCCGCTTGATCTCTTTCGTGTTGTCCATCGCGCGCGCCTCTAGCCTCACCAGCCACACGCCGAGAGCGACAAAGCCAATCACAATCGGCCAAAACTGGATGAGCAAGTCCATCTGTAGTCTCCGTATCGTCAGAAGTCTTTTACTTCCTGCGGCGTAGCATCCACCACAGCCTGAGTCGCAAGCCACCCATCCGCCAAATCCTTAGCTTGTTGTCTAACAGCTTCATGCGCTGCTGCGTCATCTCCGCCATTTATGATCGCGGCAAATTCTGACCCAAAAGTGGGGTAACTTACTGCGATAATTGCCTCGATGATTTCACTGCGGGCGGCAGTCACCTGAACAACCGCTTCTTTGCAGGACCATCCTGCCGGAGCTTCTTCTGTCGCCGGAACTTCTTTGTAATCCCAATGGATGCGGAGTTTTTGCCCAATGACCTGATACTTAGGCAGTTTGTCTTTAGATTTTACGTGCATCGCTGCGCCTCCTGTATTTTGGCTTTGCTTGCGGCAATATGTTTCTTAACATCCGCCCTCATGTGTTGATGCCAAAGGGCTTTTGCACCTCCGTGCTTGCACCAACCCCAATAAGAGCCTGCTCCGCCTGACCCAGTTCTTCGGTGTCCCTACCAAACTGTTTTGGTCAACTGTTTCACCAAGAGGTGAGGATGCATCTCCACGTTTATTTAGGCGGATGAGCCGTGTGCCGATATTCCGATTCGCATTGCTCGCATCATTATTCGAATTCAAGTAGAACCTGCCTGCATTCGCGCCATTATTCGCGTTACTGCTGACATGCACCACCTGTGATGCTGACGTGGAATACGCTGAAGATGTCACCCTATCTTGTTTCATTTATGTCACACTAAAAACAGAGCCGCGCGCCGAAAACCCGAAGCGCATCGCCCGCATCACTCGCCGAATTCAAGCAGAACCCGCCCGCAATCGCGCCATTACTCGCGCTACCGCCGACAAGCACCACCCGCGAAGCCGACGCGGTAGCATAGTGATAGTCAGTGAGGTATGTCGTTGACGACCCACCCGTGTTGTCACCGCTCAGGAAATAAGCGCCAGTGTTCAGGATATTTTGAATGTATCCAGAACCCGTAGGGAACGAAGAACTCAGGAGCGTGTAGCCAGTCGTAGTGCCGTCCGCAAAATCCTCGTAGTCGTTCGTCACATGGACATTGCCCGACGAGCCTTCGTTGACATTGATGCCGTCTGCCCACGTCCAGCAGTTGCCATACCAATTCTCAATGCCACGGTAGGACATGTAAGCCGTCCCCGGCTTTGCCCCTGCGCTGGGCTGCGTGCCGTCCGTAGATGCATTGCCCAAAGCATTGGACGCGCCCGCGATGGTATGAGGGCTGTCGTTCTGGTTGGACGAAGATGCAAGATAAGACCCGTTGATGTTGCCGTCGCCCAACTCGCTCTGCGTCGAGAACGTGCCATACTCCACCAGATACAGCATCTGGATTGCCGACCAGAGCGCGAAGTCCAGTTGGTGCCAGCCTGTTCCGTTGTTCGCAGCAAGCGTTCTGCACTCAGCCCGCGTCACGCCAACCAGAGGGTATACGCCAGAGACCGACGCCATCTTGTCATTGGCGAGGTCAAGGTTGCCCGTCATGTCGTCAAGGTTAAGGCCCGACTTGTAGGTGCTGTCCGTCGCGTCCAGATAGCAGGCGTCATAGGCCCCGATGTAGCGATGAGAGACCTCAACGCCTGCTTTGATGAATGCGGGGTGAACCTGATAGCCCGCCAAAGGCAGATCTGAAATCTCCCAAGTGTTCGTGTTGCCGCTAAGAACATGACGAAAATAGAATTTCGGAATTTCCACCATGACGTTGCCATCAGTGCCGTCGATGTTGGCTGCCGTGCCGTCAAGTTTCTGAGTGCTGTCGCTGGGGTTGAGGTAATAGTTTAGCGAGCCGTCGGCATTCAGGACACAACGCTTCATGCCTTGATGAATTGCTGTGACTGTGCTGGGCGTAGTGTTCGCCGTGTAGGTGTCCGTGCTGGCGTTCCATGCCAGATTTGCACCGACATTCAGACGGGCTGCTGTGAGATCAGCGAAAGCGCCAGTGGAAGGCGTCGTGGCACCAATGGCAGCGCCGTCAATGGTGCCCCCGTCGATGTTCACCGAAGAAATCGGAACCGCGCCATCAACCTTGTTAATGGCCTCGTTGATCTTGTTGCGAACGCTCAGGCCGCTCTCGCCGTTAGTGATCGTGGTCATGTTCAGGCTCCATCATTCCATGTTTCGTCATCCACCCAGATGTTCTCATCGCGCCAGAAGCCATTGGACAAAATCCAGCGCAGAAGGTTCTGATGAAGACGAACGCCCAGAGGGCTGTCAAATCCGCGTAGGGGGCTAAGAATCACTCGCATGGATCAGACCTCCTATGCGTGGCTTACCATCACCTCAGCACCCGTCGGCGCGTAGGCGTAAACCCGCGTGGCAGACAGACCCGGAAACAGGTCAGACATGCTCACGTTCCGCTCGCCCTGACCGGGGTTATACCGCACAGCCCCGTCATCATCGGTCGGGGCAACAGCGCCCACAGTCCCTTTGACAAGGATGTAGTTGCCAGACTTGTTCTGGAAGGTGATCGCCGTCACGTCAGCATCGGTAAGCTGCGTCCACGTTGCAATCGGAAGGGTCACATCAGTATTTCGCGGCATCTTGGCCCCCATTCATTTAGGTTGCGGTTAGTGTATCACGGTTTCACCGGCCAATCTACACTTGCAGGAAAGCCCGCTTGCTGCGGGATGTCGCGCAGGGCTTGGCGGTATGTGGCCCATGCTGCCTGATCGACCGGCGCATCAGCCGCCTGCGTCCAGTCTGACTCCACCAAAAGACGATTCCGCTCAATCCTCACATCTTCGGCAGTTGGCGCAGGCGGAGGAGACGGCACATAAGCCGATGCAGAACCCTTCGCCGCGTCAAAAACTTGCTTGCCAAGCGGCTCCAAGTCGTTGGGGTCAGCAGTAAAAGGTATCCAGCCAAGCGCAGGATGTTCAATTTCACAGTCAATAGTTCCGAAAGCGTTGTATGCTGCGTTCCGTGTTTTCATCTTTCACCTTTACGCAATGCGAAGCCAGAGTGTTCCACCGGAGTTTGTGCTGCCATTAAGTGCCTGCCCCATGCAGCGCCAAGTTCCAGCAGAAACAACTGAACCCACAATGTTACCTCCGTTGTTAATTTGCGTGTCTCGAACGCCAAAGTAGCGCAAATTACTTGCTGACGTGGTATTGCCGGGGTTTGAAGCTGTGCTGCCCGTGTTCACAAGAAAAGCAAACGTCCCCACCGCGCCGACGGATGCTCCCGAAGTTTCCGTCAGAACCTTAGTGGTATCCACTAACGCATCAACAGCAGCAGCAACCTTCGCAGGGCTGACAAGGCTTTCAGTCGTCCCAGTCCCCGCCTCCCACGTCGCGGTTGACTGATCCCCGATCAGCCCGGTCTGTGTCCCGCTGGTGTTGACCACCTGCGTATCGTCAAGGATGCGGAATGCGTTAGCAGTCTGGTCCAGATAGCCGATGCTGATCCACGCATCATCCGCCTCAGAGCGCATCTTCAGGATGTTGTTCGCCGTGTCATACCACAGCATGTTGGCGTATGTCGTCGCAGGCGCAGTCGCCCCAGACGACAGGCTCGCCAAAGCCTGAAGCGCATTGTTCAGATCAGACCGGAAATCCGGCGCGGACTGATTGGCAATCACGAAGTCGTTTTGCGACATTAGTCATACTCCACGAGGGCTTTCAGCCCAGTGATAGAGGGCGTCACGTCGTCCGATGTTGACGACAGAATAACACGGAAGCGGAAAGCCCGTCCAGAATAGTCCCCGGCGCGGAAAAGCTGGTAATCCGTCCATGTCGGGCTACCCGCCGGATCATCCTGCGTGATCGAGATATACGCCTGCACGTTGATGTCTGCGAACTGTGCAGCGCCAGTGAAGTCGTCAAACAGGCCCGGCAAATCGTCAAACAGGCCCGGAAGGTCATCCCACAGACCAGCCGACAGGTCGCGGCGCTCTACGTTCGTCTCAATGCGCGAGCGCACGCGCCGAACAGCGCCCGTGTCGATGTAGGCGCTGAAGTCGTAGGTTGCCGTAGACGGCGCACTCGACACGTCCGTGATCTCAAGCGCACTGCTGACCACCGAACAACCCGTCTTGGTGCCGCCGAAGGTCGGGTCTTCTGTCTGCGTGTCCGTGTTGGCGAACGCCTGTAGGTTCGCAGCAGGCACCACTACGGACGTGTAGTTGGTGGACGCCACCCCAGACTTGTCCACGGCGCGGATCAGATACGTCCCCGGCCTTGTGGGTAGAGACACCGCCGTTGCAGGACGTGGCACCTTGTCCACCGCTGTGGTGCCGTACGCCCATGTCGCGCCGGTCTCCTCAATCGCGTGACGGACGCGGTAATACGACAGGTCGAGATCGGGGACGGCTTCCCACTCAAGATGGATCGTCGCGCCGTTCACCTCAGCCGTCAAGCCAGTCACGTCAGCAGGAGGGCCGAGCAGACCATTGGCTTGGACGCCCTCAAGCAGAACCCATTGGCCCTTGACGCCAAACGAGTTGACCGCCCGCGCGCGGAAGTCGTAGTTGCCAGTCTCAAGGTCAATCGCCTCGAACGTGCCAAGCTCGCCCGTCCCGAGATTGCGCCATGTGCTTTCGCTGCTTTCCTTGAACTGCACCTCGACCAGATCAACGCCCTCTGGCCGACCGGACGTTACTGTCACAGCAATGATGTTGGTCAGCTTCTCACGCAGAACCTGCGTCCGCGCGACCGCGCTCACGCCGACGTTCGGCACCTCGAACGGCGACAGCAGCGTCGTGTTATCCCGCTCGTAGACGACACCATCGTCCACCTCATCGAAGACGCTCTCGCTGATCTCGCGCAGGGTCATCTGCACCTGCAAGTCCTGATCGCCGGTCAGCCCAAAGGTCCACGCGACCACCTCGAACGCCTTGTCGGTCCAGCCGAACCGATCAACGCTCAGGTTCACCACGTCACCCACCTGCACCTGAAACGCGCGCAGGCCGAACGATGCGCTGACGGTCAACTGCTGGCGGTTGCGCTCAAGCGTGATCCGGCCAAGGCGACGGGCTTCGATGGAGTTGTCGGTAAACGGCAGGTCGAAATCAACCACGCTCTCCTGCTCGTTGTCAGCCGTCAGAAACGCCGAGTTCGTGATCTCCGGGTAGTCCGTGACCTGCCAATCAGTTTCGTCCCCACGGAACGTCCCACGCAGCGTGTTGAAGTTCTCTCGGCGCGAATGCCGCGTCTTCACCGCAACGGTAGAGCGCAGGTCATCCTCATCGAAGGATACCGTCGGAGCGACCCAATAGGCGGGCTTCATGCGCCACTTGCCTTGCGCATACCACAGTAAGCCGCCCATGCTGGTCAGCATGTCCTCCAGCACGTCATAAGGGGCCATGCCGGTGGTGAAGTTGCCGTTGCAGGTGTAGCGCGTCGTGCCAGCGTCGGTGTTTGTCTGGTCGCACACGTTGGCAGCGGCGCTGACCAAGGTGTCGTCAATGTTTGCCATTTCCTCACCCAAGCCATATCCGCTGGTCAGGTAGTCGCGGATGCACAGCGCCGGGTTGTCGCTCCACGCGGTCGTGTCCGTGCGAGGATCGTAAACCTTCTTGCCCTTGATTGTCGCTGTGACCTGCGGAACCCCGTTCGGGAACACGTCAGCATCGAAGGCGTAGCGGATGTAGAGATACGAAATGTTCCGCAGGCGGTGATTGCTGGTCCACTCCGCGACCTCAGACACAAGGTCAGCGTCGGCAGCCTGATCGGCTGCGCCAAGGTGCTGGTTGATGCGGATGAAGCTGTCATAGCGGTCAGAGGTCGAGCCATCGGGCAGCGTGATCTGCGTGACGTTGCCGCTGGACAGCCCCGTCACCTTGGCGTCGTTGATGTAAATCTCATCGAACGCTTCGATCTCGTGGCCCGTGTAGGCGATGACTTGGTGCAGGAACTTGTTGTTCGTGCCAGTCGTGCCGTTGAAGACAACCACGCCGCCGACCCGCGCGCGACCGTAGACGATCTGATGATCTAGGGCCGAGCCGCGTTGGTTGACCGTGTAGCCGCGTGGCGTAGCCGTCGGCATCTTCGGCTGCGGGGTCAGCGCACGCAAAGCCGCGCCAAGGGCAATCTGGGAGGCAAAACCAGTGACAGCTAAGACCGTCAGCGAACTGGTGGCAATCCCGACCGCCGCCAGAACCGCGTTCCCGATTGCAATGGCTGAGGTGATAACCGCCATCAGATCGCCTTCTCGTATTTGGTCTCAATCTCTTGATAACCCATACGCTCAAGGAACGCACCAATGGGGTTTTTGACAGACGAAGACGCAACGATCCGCTCCACACCGTCGGCGCGGAGGCAGTCCTCCACAAAATCAAACAGGCCGCGCCCGAAACCGCGATACTCTCTGGCGACGTAAACCGCGTCATAGATCGCGCTCTTGCGACCCTTGATGGTGAGAGGCTCAAACAGGATCATCACGGCATAGCCCACCAGTTTGTCGCCATCGCGCGCGGTGAAGAATTTGAGCAGACCGTTTTCCTCCAGATCGTAATACCGATCCCAATCCACATTGAGGTCATCAGACGGATGCCCAGACTCTTCCCACTCCAAAGCCGCCAATGGCGCGACCTCGGATTGGCACATGCACAGGAACTCTTGGGTGTAGATAATCATCTGCGCAAAAGTCCAGAAAAAGTGGCACTACTCGAACTCCCGCCTTCGACCTTACGCCCCCAGACAATCTCCTTGTCCTGCAAGTCCTCCACGAAATCCAAGCCCTTGTCGCCCGGATAGACCGACTTCTGATACCCGCTCGAAAAGCGGCGAACCCGCGCGCGCTTGAGGTCAATCAGCTTGTTCTCAACCAGCAATTCAATCGTGCCGAACTCCGGCCCCTCCGAGATGTTCATCTCGTCCATGTAGCCGGAAAAAATTTCCGTCAGAGAAAAGTAAACATCACCATCATTCCACGCCTGATCGTCTACCCAAATCTTTTCGTCACGCCAGAAACCGTCGTGCAAAATCCAAAGCGCAGAACCTGCGTTAAACCGGCGTATGCCGAAATAGAGATTGCACACGCGCCCCTGATAGGGAGACTGAAGGGCAAGGCTGATGACCTCGCTATTCATGCCGGTCAGGGTAATCGTCGCGCCCCTGACAGCAATCTCGCTGGTCTCTTCCACCGCTGAAATGTCCAGCAGGTTGCCGGTGCCGATGTAGGTGTTGCCGTCAATCGTCGCGTCGCCCACGCCCGTCCAGAGCCGGATCGGCGCGCTATCAAACAGCAACTCAACCGCGAAGAACGGCTGCACTGTTTCGTCATCAAGTGCGCTTGCAAGTGTCGCGGTCAGGTCTCTTGTCGCCATCAAACAAGCCCAACGCCGCTGAAGTTGATGCCGTAGATCGCCGCCTCATCCGCAGACCATGTGCTGACGTTGCTCGCCAGCCGGAACGCAGCCACGGTGTTGGACACGATCACGGGCGCGTTATCTGCTGGCGCTATTGTGATCTCCGGCCAGATCGGGATTGCCGCCGTCCCAGTGCCGCTAGTATCCACATCCCCCGTCACCATGTAGAGCCGCGCGCTGGCACCCGTGCCAAGCTGGATATAGTCGCCCTCCAGCAGCCATCCGGTCGTGCTGAGGGTGCAGCCGTCCACGCTAAGAGCCGCGCCTGTCTGATCCGCTCCGGCAACCAGAGGCGCGCCGCCTGCGCTGCCGCGAGCGACACACCCCAGAGGATCGCCCAGCGTGAAGGTGTTGATGTTGCCGTCCAGCTTCGCCAGCCATGCCAACCACTGCCGCGCGTCCGCATGTTTCATCGGCGGCAAGGTTACATCCACCTCCCAGCGGCGACCGGGGTAGGCAATGACCTGCTGCTTAAACGTGAACGGGCTTTCGCTGAGAGCCGTGCGCGTAGACATGCGGAACGTGATGTTCCGAATGCCCGTGTGAGTAGGTAGCGCGTAGTTCGTCATCCGAATGCCCTCGACATGGAGCCGCCGCGCTGCACCGCGTCAACGATCTCTCGCTTGGTCCGCTGCACGAACACCGGCAGCGCCCGCGCCAAGTCAGCCTCAGTCACGCCGCCTTGGAACGTGTAGTTGACGACGACTGGTTGCCCCTGATTGCCGCCAACCGCCGCCTTCGCCTGCGGGACGCTCAAGACCCGACCAGCCGAGGACGGCACAAACAATTCTCGGCCATGCTCGCCCACGGTGTATGGCTGGCCGCGTTGCACAGGCCGACCAGACGCCGCGCCAGTCGCACCGCCGAAAGCCGAGAAGACGCTGCCAAGGATGCCACCGCCACCGGGCGCAAAGCTGCCGACCAGCCGCTGCACCACAAGCACGCGATACAGTTCGCGGATGATGTCAGCCGCCATCGCCCGGAAGGCGTCTTTCGCGCTTGCCGTCCCGTCCATGATCGACATGAATGCGCTTTCCATGCTGCCTTCAACGGTCTGCATCGTGCTTTGCAGCGTCTCCGCGTCGAACCCGAGCGACTGCAACGCCGGGGACGCCTCGATCATCTTTTGGATCACATCCTCAAGACTTTCCGCCGCATCCTCGGCAGCGTCAGCAACAGCGCGTGTAGCACCGCCCGCCGTTTGAATTGGGTTCAGGATGCTGCTCGCCGCCGTAGCCGCCGCTACATATTGATCGCGCAATTCCGCAGCCGCGATAGCCGCCTCGATGTTTGCAGGCAACATGAGGTCGCCCTGTCGCTGGGCTAGGGCCTCCTGCACCAGCGCATCCGCCTCGGCCTCGATCCGCGCGCGCTCCCGCTCCTCTGCCGTCATGGCCGCAAGGCGAGCCAGTTCCTCCTGCGCCTCGACCTGAGACTGAAGCGCACTCAGATCAGCGCCGCCGGTGATGACCTCGGCAGGCGGCTGGCTTGCGGCTATTTCAGATTGCAGCCCAGAAATGCGCGCAAGGATCGCTTCGCGCTGCTCATATAGCTGGTTCAGGTTAACCGCCGAAGACCCCATGTTGAATTCGTCAACGGCGACAGCGCCGCCAGATCGTTCGGCCTCCTCAATCTGCGCATTAATCTGCTGAAGCTGAGTTCCGAGTTGCTCAAGCGATTGCGTTCGCGCCAACCCCTCATCCATCGCGCCGAACAGATAGCGGATGTTTTGCGTAATAAGAGCCACGCCCTCAGCCGCTCCAACCAGAATAGGCGCAAGGTTAATAAGCGCCTGAGACAGATTGGCGCTTATCACGCGAGACATAAGCCCAAGCTGGTTTTCAGCGTCCTCGGCATTTCGGATCAGGTCTTCATCAATAATAATTCCGAGGTCGCGCGCGTTCTGCGCCATCGCTTCCATGCCCTCGGAACCCTCCCGAAGCAGGTTAAGCATTCCGACGCCCTGACGCCCGAACAGTTGAACTGCCAAAGCCGACCTATCGGTCGCGCCTTCAACCTCATTCATACTGTCCGCCACAGTTCTCAAAGCCTGATCTAGCGGCATCTGTGCAAGTTCAGACGCGGACAGGTTCAGGTCTTCAAGCGCAGTCCTCGCGGTTCCGATGCCTTGCCGCGCTTCGCCCAGCCGCTTTGAAAACTGCAACATCGCGTTGTCTAGGTTTTCCTGAGAAACGCCCGCCTCTTCGGCGTTCACTCTGAGTTCCTGCAACGCCTCTGTAGTCAGGCCAATGGCATCTGCCTTTTTGCCGATCTCATCCAGTTCCGAGATGACCCGACGCGCCTGAGACACGATCACGCCAGCCGACAGGGCCGGGAGAAACGCCCTCGCCTGCGATGCCAGCGCAGCCCACGCCTTAGTCGTGTTTCCAAGGCTGCGTGTCGATTGATTGGCGAAGCGATCAACGCGGCGCTGCGCCCGATCCATCGCCCGCGTAAACTCGCGGTCGCGCGCGCTCAGGATGACGTTAAGCTGCTCTGCGGTTATCGCCATCGACTTTCTCCACCAGCGCGCGATATTCCTCGGCGGTCATCGCATCTTCACCCGGCTTCTTGGGGCTATGCGCGCGGTGCCAGCCCTCGAAAATAAGCCATGTGTCCTTCGGGATCATATCACGGATTTCATGAGGTCGTAACCCAATCACAATCCCGTTCTGGATCATGGCCCGGACGTTCAGTCGGTCTGGGAGCCTTCCGCCGCGCTCTTTTTTTTTGAGCCTGCCTCATCCACCGCATCGGGCATAAAAGCCACCCCGAGGATCGCCTGCGCAAGCTGATACATCCGCATGAGATCATCCGGCCCGCAGGCCGATACGATCTTGTCCGCCTCCGCGTCCTTCATGCCGCCGCCCACAAGGCCCAGCGCCACCATGTCCCGCACCTCCGCGCTGGTCGGCTTTTTCCCGCGCCCGAAGATGCCGTCCCAGAACTCGAAGATGCCTCGGTGCTTATCCTCAAATCGCTCAATCTCGCGGTTGCGCAAGATAAACGTGTAAGAGGTGCCGCCGAGATACTCGACGACACCCCCGCGAGGTGCTTCAGCCGTGATCGCCATCACGCAGCCGTGAACGTAACTGCCCCAGTGCTTTCAAGGCTGATGCTGTAGGTCACACCGCCTTCCGTCTCGCCACCGAACTCAACAGACGCGATGCGGAACGCGCCAGCATACGTGCCGAAGTCGGGAACCACGATCTCGAAGTTGCACTGGTTGTCAGCCGCCATGACAATCGTGTTCATGCGCGCTTCGGCGGTGCTGTCCTCGAAGAAACCGTCGCCCGAAACAGACACATTCTTCAGGCCATTGAGGGTTTCGGTCCAGAGAACGCCACCCGGCGTCGTGCAATCCGGCGTGGTCACGTCAATCGACGTGTTGTTGACCGAGAGGGATTTGGAATTAAGCCCGCAAAGATTGCTGAAGACTTCGGGGTCTGCGCCATCGCCAATCTTCACGAGCAGGGCGCGTCCAAGTTGTTTAGCCATGATCGGCCTCCATAGTGCTGCGCTTGCCCACGGCGCGGGAGTTTAGGCGGTTTCCTCAAGCATTGCCTGAAGCGCGATAACAGCCGTATATCCGCGGCCTTCGCCGTCCCTTGTAACGGAATACGTCTGAAATATCAATTCGACCAGAGTATACCCTGAGACCGTCACAGCGGCCTCCTGACGGTGCAAGGCCTCTTTCACGGCCTCAACCATCTGCACAGCCTCAACGCGGCCTGACGCGCTGCGAGAGTGCGCCTCAAGCGAAAGCGTGACCAGCGACCCCTCAGTCGTGTCTGTATCAAAGGCGCTGGGGTTGATGTCGCCAAAGCGCATATAGGGAAAAGCCACGTCCTGCGGCGGCTCATCGTATACGCGCGTTGACACAAGCGCCGTCACGCCTGCGTTCGCCACCAGCGCGGCGCGGATGCCCTTTTGCAAGGCTAGTGCGAAACCATCAGCCACCTGTCACCGCCTGCTTTGCCGCCTTCTTGATCGCCCGCTTAATACTGTTGCGGAAACGCTTTCCGAGATGCTGCTGCATGATGCGCATATACGGCGCAGGCGAGGTCGTGCCGCGATTGCCTTTCTCGCGCCCGAACTCCACCGCCCGCGCTTTCTTCTGCGCCTCTGCCGTATCCGGCGCAGCCTCAATCGAAGCCGTCAGCCCGCCGTTGTCGTATTTCGTGAAAATCCAGCCCTTCAATTCACCGCTGGCAACCGGCACAAGCTGACGCGCCAACCTCGCACCCGCCTCGGTGTTGCGCCGGATCGTCTTGGTGATCTCCGCCTCGACCTCATCGGGCAGGTCTTGAAGCTGACGGCGAAGCCTGCGCGCACCTTCAACCCTCATGTCGCCACCCCGCGCTCTAGGTGAAACTCGATCAGCGTTCCCTTTGCATCCACTTGGATGACGTTCTTGATGTTCCAAGTTGACCCCCGCGCGACGACACGATCCGCTGCGGTGATCGTCTCGGTCGTGCTGTCCTTGCGCACGCGCATCGTCGCCTTGCCCACGTCCGACAGCGCACCGCCTTGGATCGCCTCTTTGCCCGTGCGCTCTCGCAGATCGGCCCACCGGGTCGCGAGCGCCTCCCAGCCAGAGTAGACGTTGCCATAGTCATCAACAGCGCCCTCTGTGAGACGCTGAAAGACCGCACGCTCCCGATGCAATCCCGCCTTAACCATACCAGCAGCGCCTGTGCATATCGACCAGCATATCGAAGCCGTATGGGATGTTCGTCAACTCATCCATGACGGTGTTTTCGCGGTGGTCATACCAATGACCGACTAGCAGCATCAGGGCGTGACGCAGCGTGTCGGGGATGTCGCTGGTCGCCTCGCCATAGCCGATTGTATATTCAATTCGGATCGCATCTGACCGATCTTGCGTCACGGGCCAATCAAAGCCCTCCGCAGGCCCGACATAAGACGCAAAGGACGTTCCCGTCACCTCGTAATTGCCAAGCGTGTCCGTCTGCAAAACGCCATCGGCGTCGTAATACTTGACCGCGTTGACTTGGATAACCGGCCCCAAGATCAGCTTGACGCTTTGCGGTGGGGTGCTGTCGATCCACTGGCCCCATTTCTGCGAGATCATCGCGTGACCAAGCGCGCCGGTCACGTCAGTATAGGCAACCGCCACCGCAATGAGGCGCGTCAACAGCGCATCGTCGTCACTATGCTCAACGCGAAGCTGCGCCTTGACCTCGGCCAGCGTGATCGGCGTTGTCGCTGGTGCTTCTAGCAGTTCCAGCGCATCGTGACAGGCGAGCGGCTTAACCATCGGTTACTCATCCTTGACGGCGCGACGGGTCGTGCGGGTCTTAACCGCGCGTTCGGGCTTTGCCGCCTCAATCGGCTCGGCGATGCCAGCCTGAATGAACCGGATGGCCTCGGCCTCGTTGCAGTCGATCACATCGCCTTGATTGTGCGAGAAGTCGATGCCAGCCATCGAGGTGAGAAGTCTAACCTTGGGCATGGGTGCCTCCTTTCGGATCAACTTGAGCAGTGAGGCGACCCAAGCCGCCCCACCAGAAAGTTGACCTTACGATGCGGCAAGCGCGAGGTGCTTGATCGCTGCGGTGTTGGTCAGCACACCGTCGAAGCGGATGTAGCCGAGGATGCCGAAGTCGGGCGCGAAACGCTCGCGCGCAACGTAGAGCGACGGTGCGCCCACCTTGCGAACGTAGAACTTCGACATGTCGCCAAACAGCATGACCTTGGACGACACTCCCGAGGCCACGTTGTCCATCGCCTGATTGACGACAACGTTATAGCCCAGCAGCGTCTGCGGGATACCGGCCTGATAGTTGCCCATCTGCCAGAGGTAGTTCCCGTCTCCGTCCTTCAGCTTGCGAACCGCCGAGAGGGTCGCATCGGCCATCATGATCGCCGTGTTCGGCGAGGTGCGATAGGCCGGATCAACCGAATGGATCAGGTCGATGATCTCGTCGGCGGTAACAGCGTTCGTCGCTGCTGCGACCTTGCCTTCTGCCGAGTTGGTCACGATGCCTTCAACGTCCGAGGAACCCGAACCCGTGGTCAGCTTGCTGTTTGCGATACGGCCAAGGCGCTCGCCCAGCAGTTCGCCCAGCAGGCTTTCCATGTTCAGGATGCTGTCGGCGTTAAGTTCCGCCGACCAGCGGACCCATTCCGAGTTGAACGCAAACGCGCCCAGCGACTTCTGACCAAAGGTCACGTCCTTGCCGCCGTCATCGGTCGGCTGGGTGCCTTCCGTGTGCGCCTCGGCAGTGACCGCAGTATCGTCAACAGTCGGGATGTTGAACGTGCGGCCATCGGTCGAGTTGATGACGGTGAAGAACTGATCGCCATACATCGGGCCAGTGGCAATCATCGCCTTCTCGATGAACGTCGCCAGTTCGGTCGGGACGGTGAAGCCGCCAGCCGTGGTCGTGCCGCCCGTCTGAACGCGATGCTCTTTCAGGATGTTGCGCACCTCGGCGTCAACGTAGCCCTCACCACCGGCTGCGATCATCTCAGCGAACGCGGAGCGGTAGTCCATCTGGAAGCCCGGATCAACGGCAGGAGCCGAGCCGACCTCGCCCATCGGGCGGCGGGAGTAGTCAACGCCCTCAGCGGCCCGCACAGCCGCTTCTGCGCGCTCCATGCGCTCGACCTTTGCCGCCAGCTTGTCATGATCGGCCATCATGGCATCGAACTCACGCTCGATCTCTGCTGCACGATCCTCGGGGGTCTTGTCGGTCACTTCCGACAGCTTCGAGCGGGCCTCGGTGGCGATGTTCGCCATCTTCTCCCGCAGGTCTTTAACGTCAGCCATCTGGGGCCTCCATCTAAGGGAACTGGTCTGTCATCACGACGATCAGTCCAAGTGCTTGCCCAAGGCACAGGGAAGGGCGAACAGCGGGAGACCGCTGCTATTCGATCAGCCTAGCCTTCATCCGCATCCGGCGCGCGGCTTGGCTCTTATGTTGTTCCTCGCGATATTTCTGCAATGACCGCAGCCCGATCTCGGTTCCGTCATAAGCAGGCGTCGTCACAATCGCCACGTCGAACAATTGAACGTCCTCAATCATCCGCTTGGGCATTTCACCGCGATCATCCCAAGACTGCTTTGTCGGCATGAACGCGAAAGACATCTTGTCCAGATCGCCGCGCTTCATCTTCGGAACGATTGCGCGCACGTCCGGGTCGCTGGGGTCCAGTTCGCTTTCGATGTAAAGGCCGCGATCATCTTGGGTCAGCTTCAGCGTGCCAGAGCGCGTGCGGGCCAGCGGAAGGCCCTCGTGATTGATTAGAAAGACCACATCATCGCCGCGATCAATGGCCGAGGTGAACGCACCCGGCGCAATCGTCTCGGTAAAATATCCGCCGATGTTCGTCTCTTCATTGAAGACGGCAGCATAACCGGCCACGCGGATCGGGCCGTCATCCTCCTGCCTCAATTCAACCGGCGCACTCAAAGCGCGTATTTCTGCCTGAGCCATGTTGCGGGCCTCCAATTTCTGCGCCGACGATACCACAGATGCGCGGCTGTCGTCTATTGGAGCCGCAGGTTCAAACAAAAGCGGCTCAAAATCATTGCCTTCAAGCCATTCGCGGGCCTGATCTTCCGTAAAGAAATCCACCTTGAAGCGGATGCTTTGCACCAAGGCCTCGCCATCGGTGATGCCGTAGACGAAATCAACACCTTGGCCGCCCTCACCGTTAACGCGCCGGAAGCTGTCAAAGCCCTCGGGGTCTCGGATGCGGGCCGCGTGTTCGCCCTCATATGGGCGCGTCTCAGCGCGGTCCTCCTCGTCATCCTGCGCCACCAGCCGCGCAGCCCACGATTGCCCTGCGTCTCCACCCCAAAGGGACCACGCTATGCGCCCTGCGCTGGGGTAGCCGTCCTCACCGGGCCGGAAGCCCTCGGCCTCTTTATCGACCTCATGCCGCGCGAAATAGCTATTCATGCGCCGCACAGTGTCCATCGACAGGTCGCGCTTGTTGGCAATGTCACGCGCCCGCGCAACGCCAACTTGCGTGCCGCCGCGCCCATACTCGCGCCGCCACTCAAGGCCGCGCTCGGCCTCTTCTGCCATCGCGTCAGTTGGTATCGGCATTCAAGTCCAACTCCATCTGACCGCCCATCGGAACCGTCGCACCTTGGATCATCAGGCTATTGCCCTCCGGGCGGGGGCCGAGGTTCTCGATGTCGCGCACCTCATTAGGCGTGCGGATACCGTTCTGGATCGACGCCGCGTGCGCCTCCATCCGGGTTTTGAAGTCGCCTCGCAGAAGCCCATCGACGTTGAACTCGACGTAGTTGCGACTAGTGCGCGGAAACAGCTTCAGGTTCAATTCGTGTTCGAACTGCTCAATCCACCGCTTCAGCGTGTGCTTGACGAAATGCAAATCCTGCTGCTCGGTGTTGGCAAAGGTTCCGTGAGTGAGGTCTTGCAGGAACACGGGCGGCAAGCTGTAGATGCGGGCGATCTGCTCAATGCTGAAACGCTGCAACTCAATCAGTTGCATCTGCTCAGGGTTAAACCCAACGGGCTTCAATTCGTGGCCCATCGGAATGGCCATCACCGGCTTGCCCTCGCGCGCCAGCTTGACGGTCGTGTTGGCGACATCCGTAGATGCCCGAGCCGCCGCCGCACCCGACTGAAACGGGCCTTGCAGCGTCATGGGCGGGATGCCGCCAGACTGGAAAGCCTTGGAGCCGTATTTGGTCGCCGCAATCGCTAGGCCAATGGCGTCCTTGTTTGTGACGATGGGGCCTCGGCTGTCTAGCTGGTTCGGCTTGAGCATGAACGGAATGTCGATGACCTCACTGGCCTCGTATTTCATGCCCTTGTATGTGTAGACCCTCACCAGCTTGCGGTCGCGGTAGACGTGATCGACGCGGGTGTGATGCGGATCAAGCGGCCAGATGTTAACGATCTGGTTTCCGTTGTTGCGCTCGATGTAAGAGATGCCGCGCCCGCCGGTGAAGACCTGATCGAATACGTATTTCCGCCATTCGAACGATGACATCTCATCGTTGGCAATGTCGTGCAGGATGCGCGGCAGGGTGCCAGTCTCAACCCGCTCGCGGCCATCTTTCGTCTTGCGGTAGACATGCAGCGGGAGACCGGCAAGCGTGCCACTCAGGAAATTGACCGCCGACCAGATCGCGGGAACGCCCAACGCCGTCTCAACGTTGACGTTGATGCCAGCCTCCGACAGACCGCCACCCCACCCCATAACCTGCAAGAAATCCTCCGCAGAAACCGGAGCATTCGGGTTTTCAAGGTTGCGGGCCTCCGGCTTTCGGAAGCTGTCAAAGATGCCCATCAGGTCCGATCCACGCGCATGGTTTGCGCGGATCATAGCCTATAAGCGGTTGCATGTGAAGGGCCGCAACATTGGACCTTCACATGCCACACCTAGCCCGACCTCACCTAGACCGACAGGCCCCGCCTAGACGCACCCCGCCCGGCCATAGCTCACCGGACCTTGCCCCGACCGCCATGCCAGACCTCGCCAAGCCCTGCCACGCCTTGACCGCCTCGCCGCGCCATGCCTCGCCATGCCTCGCCTCACCCAGACCGCCGCGCCGTGCCGTGCCTGTCCAGATCATTCCTGGCCACGACCGCCATGCCTGACCGTGCCTCGCCACGCCGCGCCACACCACGCCAAACCTCGACCGCCTTACCTTGACCAGCGCGCCCTATGCGGACTGCGCCACGCTCGCATCCTCGGATGCGGCGATTTCCTCAATAACCGACAGATCAACGCCGACCTGCTCAAACGCGCCGCGATACCGCGCCAGCCAGCCTCGCAAAGCCGTCGCACCCTGACGCCGCAGTTCTGCAACCTGCGCGCCGTCCTGCGGATCAACCGGCAGATAGCCGCCGCCGTCCTTGCGGCCTGACATGGGCGATACATAAGCCGGATATTCCCGCGTCGTGACCGCCACCACGTTAGCCTCGGTCTGCTCCTGCCGCGCCACGATGCGAAGGCCAGAAGCCATCCTCCGGGCCAGAGCGATCCGGTGCTGCCGCGCTGCCTCTGCGTCGGCCATGCCGTAGAACAGATCGTAAGCCTCGTGATCCGGCTTGTCCGCAAGCCAGTCTATGAACTCAGACGGCACAAACATGTTGCGCCCGCTTTCGGCAAGGTATCCGTCGATGATCCTCTGCCGATCCTTTGCTTTGAAAGCCATTGCTTCCTCCATTGTTGATGTTGACCGCCTAGCCCGACCGCGCCGAGCCACGCCGCGCCGCGCCTCACCTAGACCGCCCTGCCGAGCCCCGATCTGCCGAGCCACGCCTTGACCGCCATGCCACAACTCGCCAATCCGAGCCACGCCTTGCCGTATCATACCACGACCGCCATGCCGTTCCGTGCCTCTCCGAGCCGTGCCTCGCCAGACCGCGCCACGACCGCCTTTCCGTGACCGCGAGGGGCGACCGTAGCCGCCCCCGCCAATATCAAGCCGCACGGCGCTCGCGCTCTTCTTCCAGAAGCGCCATCAGTTCCGCCGTTTCGTCGTCGGCCATCTCGGGATTGTCCAGCGCGTGCTGCTGCACGTCGCGGCCCTCTTGCGTGACCTCATCCCAGTAGTCCTGCCAGTCGCCCAGATCATCGCCAGCCACCGCGAACGTCCCGTAGCTGCCGCGACCCTTTTCCTGCCGGAAGTCACCGATGCCGACGATGACCCCGGCGTTCGACAGAAGGGACACAATCGCATGAACCGAAAGCGTCGGCTGGACGAAGGCAATGTCCACCTCAGCGCACCAGCGGGGCAGGAAAGCCCGCGTCCGAACATCCGGCGTTTTATTCATGTCGGCTGACCGCACCACGTCCATCTTGAGATACGGCTTGCCCCACATCTTGATCTTCTGCTCGGGCAGGAAGATCAGACGCTGGACGCTCGACTTGGTAACGCCGGGCGTCTCCAGCGCCGCCGTTGCCATCGCACCCTTCACGCCCGGAGCGGGGAAGCCCAGAAGCGTCGGGCCACCCGGCAGGCGGTAAACGCTATCGTAAAACTCGACTTCGGGGTTGTGCTTCAGCTCTTTCCGCTCGGCTGCGGTCTTCTTGCCGCCGCCGATCAGCAGCGACCGCTTCGCCTTCGCGCTCATCGCGTTGAAGTAAAAGGGCGTGTTGCCGATCAACTTCAACGTCACACGCCCTTGCTTGAGAGCGTCGATGTGAAGCGTGCCAGCTTCTGCTTTTTTGACTGCCATTGCGTGCATCCTCGCATTGCAGATGCACGTCGCTTGTCGCATTATGCGGCAAGATCAACCGTGCATCCCGGTTGGTTAGGGCCGGTCGTAGGGGCTGCCACCCCTCCCGGCCCGAACAATAAACATCAGACACTATTTTTCCGCAACACCTAATTTTCCACAAGGCGCATTTTTCTTTCACTCCGCCGCCAGCGTAAAGCTAGGATCATCCCACGGCGAAGCCGCAGGCGGGGCTTCATCGCTCGCCTCGGCCCCCAGCGCCATCGCAAGCGCGACAAGCCCGTCGATCTTCCCAACCGACTTGGCCTTCGTCAGCTTGCGGTTGCCCGCAGGGTCGCGCTCGATCACGGCATTGGCCGCGCACATGTTCAGGATCGGATTGCCCCCGTGACGCAGCTTGCGCTCGGCCACCAGCCGCTCCAACTTGTCAACCGCAGGGGCCATGTCCTTAAAGCCCTGACCGAACGGGGCCATCGGTATCGCCGCGCCTATCGCGTCCAGTTCCCGCTGGAAGTCGTTAATCCGCCAGCGGTCATAAGCCAGCATCTGCACCTGATACCGCTCCGCCGCCTCGGCCACATGCCGCGCGACAATCGCAGGCACGATCACAGGGCCGTCAATCAGCGTCAGGAACCCTTGATCGGCCCAGAGGTCATAAGGAACCTTCTCGGCCTTGGCCTTCTCTCGGATGCCCTCAGCAGGCAGGAAAAACTGCGGGATGATCTGATAGTCGCCTCCATACGGAAAGGCCATCACAAACGCCGTCAAGTCGCGGCTGGCCGACAGATCAAGGCCCGCATAACAGACCGCACCGGCCTCCACATCCGGCTCGCCCGCGTTCGCCTCCCATTCCGTGCGGTTCAGGAACGGGCTAACCGCCTCGATACGCTGGTTCAGATACAGCCATCGGAAACTAGCCTCTTTCGCCGGAAGCCGCGCGGCCTGCTTGGCGAAATCCTCCATGTCCCGCAAACTGCGAAACTCGCCCAGCGCCGGGTTCGCAGCCTTCCACGCATCCCGGTCCATCACCTCGCAATTCTCCGGCGCGGTGTAGACATGGCTGACGATCCGCCTGTCCTTGGCGTTCTTCGCGTCATCCAGCCAGATCGAAAACAAATCCCCATCCGTCGCCGCCTGCGTGCTGATCGCAATCAACAGCGGATCATCATGCGCGCCCTGCGCCGTCTCGATAGCCTCCACAAACGCATCCATAGGGCCGCGCACCTGCCCCACCTCGTCCAAGATCGCCAAGACAGGCGACAGACCATGCGCCGTGCCAGCCTCTGCCGAGATCGCCTTATACTCCACATTCATCGGAAGGCCGATCAGCATCTTCTGCGACGGCACGATGCGAATGATCTTCGACAGTTCCGGCGAAAGCCGAACCATCTTCTCGGCCAGCTTGAAGACCAGCGCCGCCTGATCTCGGCTTCGCGCGCCGCTGATGATCTGGCTATTCAGTCGCGCTTCCGGCCCGACAATATGCGCTAGCAAGATGCCAGCGATCAGCGCCGACTTCCCGTTCTTGCGCGCAACCGACAGATAAGCGCGGCTCGTGCCTTTCGGGTTATCGTAAATGTCGAGAATGAACTGGCGCTGAAACGCCATAAGCCTCAGCGGCTTGCCTACGCTCTTACCCTCCGGGACCAGACAGAACCGCTCCACAAAGGCACAGACACGCTCGCCTCTCGTCACTGCGGCCTCGCCAGAAGATCATCCTCCAATGGGTTCTGCGCCTCAATATCCTTCGCCATTGTCCGACGCTTCGCAACGTCCCGCGCTTCTCCGCCTTGCGCGCGCGCGTGTAGACCTAAACTGCGACGGAACGAAAGAATGTTTCCGGCGTGCATTTGAATAGCCGTCTTTCGAGGATTGATAACCGGCGTGCCTCGATCAGACTTCGCCACCGAACCCTCCTCGCGCATAAGCCGCTGCTCATTCTCAAGGTCGCGCATCGTGCGCGCCAGCATAGCCGCAATCTCCAACTGGTGCGCCGTCCATTCGCTCCGCGCGAATTCCTCGATCACGTTGGCGAAGAACGGAATATCCACATCATCCAGAGGAACCGTGCTGGGCGGATTGATCGCCTTGGTCGCCTGAGACATCACCCTCACCTGCTCTGACGCGCTGTCGATGCGTTTCTTTCTGCCTGCCATTTCAACCTCCGAAATCTGAGTTAGCAGAAAAATATGAGTTCGCGCGCCGTCCTCTCTTATTCTTTTTTTCCTCTCTCTC